GATGAGAGAGCGTTGTACTTGAAGGAGACACCATGAAGCTGTCACACCCCCCAAAAACGCTGCCCGATGGCAGCATCGAGCCCGCGCATGAAGTTGAGGCGGTTTGCGCTCATTGCGGCTATGATCTGGACGCCGCCGAATTGAATGCAGATACGTGCTCTGATTGTGGAAACACGCTAAACTTAAAACAGTCTGTCGCCATACAAGTTACGACGCTGCCGCCAATCTTTGGTGGGGTGCTTTAAGAGCGTGCCATGCCGCTAAAGAAACTTACGCTGAAGGCAGGGGTCAACCGCGAGAACACGCGGTACACCAACGAGGGTGGTTGGTACGAGAGCGACAAGATTCGCTTTCGCCAAGGCACACCCGAAAAGATTGGTGGCTGGCAAAGAATCTCCGGTACGACCTTCCTTGGCATCTGCCGGTCATTGTGGAACTGGGTGACTCTTGGCGGCGTAAATCTGATCGGGGTGGGTACCAACCTCAAGTTTTATCTTGAGTCTGGCGGCGCGTACAACGACATCACGCCGTTCCGCGATGATGTGGTGCTGACTAATCCGTTTGAGACGTTTAGTGGTTCGCCGATTGTTGAAGTGACTGACGCCAACGGTGGCTACATTGACGGCGACTTCGTTTCGTTTTACCCCGCGATTACAGTCAATGGCGTAACCATCTACGGTCCGTATCAACTGACCATCTCAGGTGCAACGACATACACCATTGACGTAGGTACCAACGCCTCGGCCAGTGGCGCTGGCGTGGGTGGCACTGTTTACGCTGTTTATCAGATCAACATTGGCCCCGCGCAAGTTGTGCCGCTCGTTGGATGGGGTGCAGGCCCGTGGGGTGCGGGTACGTGGGGGTTCGGACAAGCCTCAACTGATGCCATCCGTTTATGGAGTCAGAACAACTTTGGCGAAGATTTGATCTTTGGACCCCGAGGTGGGGGCATCTATTACTGGGATGCGTCATCAGGGTTCGGGGCAAACACGTTTTCGGCTACGGTTGCAGGCCCCACCGTCATCACGTCCGCTGCCGAATACCCTAACGGCACGCCGCTTCGTTTTGTACCGGACAGTGGAGCCACGATGCCTACAGGCATCAACCCTGCGCAGGTTTACTACGTGCGGAACGCGTCTGGTAGTGCGTTCAATATTTCTGCTACGCCGTCTGGGGCGTTGATCAACGTTTCGGGTGCGGCGGTCGGCACGTGTCGTGTGCTGCCCAATGCTTACGCCTTGGATACGTTTGGCGGGGCTTCGGATGTACCGACAAAACAGAACTTTATTCTTGTGTCGGACATCAACCGGTTTGTGTTTGCCTTCGGGTGCAACGATTACGCCTCGGCAACGGTGGACCCCATGCTTGTGCGGTGGTGTGATCAAGAGGACCCGTACAACTGGACCCCAGCTTCAACAAACCAAGCGGGCTTCCTGCGACTGTCTCGTGGTTCAGAGATCATCACCGCTCTCCAGTCCCGGCAGGAGATTCTGGTGTGGACCGACGCTGCGTTGTATTCGCTTCAGTATGTTGGTGCCCCTATCGTGTGGGGTGCGCAGTTGGTGGGCGACAACATATCGCTCGTAGGACAGAACGCAGTGGCTTACGCCAACGGTGTGTCGTATTGGATGGGGAAGGACAAGTTCTACAAGTACGACGGACGCACACAGCCGTTGCGTTGTGACTTGCGTCGGTACATCTTTGAAGACATCAACACTGCGCAGTACCCGCAAGTCTTTGCGGGTACAAATGAAGGTTTTAATGAAATCTGGTGGTTCTACTGCTCGGCAAACTCCATGGCAATTGATCGCTACGCGATCTACAATTACATGGAAGATGTCTGGTATTACGGCACAATGGCGCGTACCGCGTGGTTGGACTCTGGGCTGCGTAACTACCCGCTGGCCGCGACGTACGAAAACAACCTCGTGAACCACGAAGAAGGATTGGACGACAACATCAACGGCACCCCTGCGGCCATAACGGCGTACATTGTGTCTTCGCAGTTTGACCTTGACGACGGGCACAACTTCATGTTTGTCTGGCGGGTGTTGCCCGACATGACATTTGCCAACTCTACCGCCGTCGCGCCTAGCGCCACGATGTACCTGCTTCCGCTGCAAAACTCCGGGTCCGGTTACTCTGTGAATGCAGCGACAGACGCCAATCACTCGGTGGCAAACCAAAGCTACAGAACCATCACTCGTACGGTGGTGCTGCCTGTGGAGGAATTTACGGGGCAGATCTACACGAGGGTGCGTGGACGGCAGATGTCTGTTAAGGTTGAGTCAACAGATCTTGGGGTGACGTGGCAGCTCGGTTCGCCCCGCCTAGACATGCGGCCTGACGGTAGACGCTAATGTCACTTATCGTAACTTCGGAGTACGCGCTTCAGAGGGTCGCCCCACCGGCTTTGCCGCAAGCAACGCTTAATTACTCTCAGGCGTACCAAGATCAACTTAACAACGTACTGCGTCTATACTTCAACCGCCTGAACAGTATTCTGGGGCAGCTTATGGCAAACGGATCTTCTGTACCGATTACGTTCCCGCCGACGGCGTTGGACGCGTTCGGGCGCCAACGAGTAAGCCAACCTTACACGTTGTTCGATAGTCAGAACCGTTATGCAGCCGACAACCAGTTTGATGTAGCTACAACGGGCACGGGTACCACAACGTTCCTGCCTAATGAAGCAGCGGTCAAGATGGAAGTCACTGGTGCTGGAGTTGGGTCGGTAATCCGTCAGTCTTACCGTTCTTTCCCATATCAGCCGGGTAAAGGGCTGCTGGTCCTTGCAACCTTCGTAATGGATAGCAGTCAGAGTCTTAACCTGACACAACGGGTTGGCTACTACAACGATCAGAACGGGGTGTTCTTCCAACGAGTAGATGGTACGTATTCGTTTGTCCTGCGTTCGTATGTAACCGGCTCTGTGTCTAACGCCCGGACGGTTGATCAAAGTAGCTGGAACGGGGATAAGCTAGACGGCACCGGAGCGTCTGGGTATACGTTAGATCCGTCTAAAGCGCAGATCCTGTGGATGGACTTTGAATGGTTGGGCGTAGGTTCGGTGCGATGTGGCTTCATCATCAACGGTGAATACATCGTTTGTCATACCTTTAATAACGCCAACGAAATTACTAACGTCTACATGACCACCGCGATCCTGCCGGTGCGTTATGAGATCAGTACCGTTACGTCAGCAGTAGCCGCGTCTATGAAGTCTATCTGCTGCTCAGTGATTTCCGAGGGTGGGTTTGAGCAAACGTCTATTGATCACGTAGCGCGACGCACCACAGTTCTTGGCACAATTGGCACTACCTTTTTACCCTTGGTGTCTATTCGGTTAGCCTCTGGCAGAACCGGAGCGGTAGTGCTTCCCAACAGGGTTCAGGTATTACCAACGACAAGCCAGAACTACGAAGTGGCGTTGATTAAGAATCCTACGTTGACTGGTGCATCGTGGTCTGCGGTTCCTACCGATTCAAACGTAGAGTTCGATGTCGCGGCCACAGCAACGACCGGTGGGTCTATTGTTCAAACGGATTATGTGACTGCTTCGGGTTCTGCCGGGGTGTCTAATACGTCTCTTCCGTCTGCATACAACTTTGACTTACAGTTAGGCGCTTCAATCGCTGGTACTAGCGACATCTATACGGTCGCTATAAGAACGGTTTCTGGAGCCACCACTGGAGACGCTGTTGGGTCTCTATCCTTCTACGATCTGACACAGTAGCCATGACGCCTGAAGAAATCATCAAGATTGATGCTACGCGCAGAAACATTGCCGCCAAGCAATCCATAGGCCGCATCAATACGATGTTTCAGATGGGCGGTCAAATGGTGCAAGACGACAAGACATTGTTTACCTTCCTAAGTAATGGCAAAGGATTGGTACGGTTTCATGCCTATACCGCTGACGATATAGACGGGCTTCGTGAAAGCCTAAAAAAGTTTATTACGCTTATGCAAGGAACGGGAGCTAGAGAGCTATTTGTTATCTCCCCGCCTAGACCTAAGTACCTGTCGTTTTTAGAAAGCGTCTACGACGACCTTGGGCTTGAGCACCGGCAAATGCAGCATGAAAAAGCAATCATTCTGACCGCAGTATTGAAGGCAGAATAAACATGGACATTTTTGAGTATTTGTTTGGCGGCGGGATGGAAGATGATCTCCGTAGTACGGGGCGCTGGGTAGACAGTAATATTTTGCAGCCTGTGGTGCAAAATATCACAAAGTTAGTTGAGAATCCGCGAGCGTTAGCTTCAATCGCAGTCAATCTTGCTTTCCCGGGTTTGGGCGCTGCGGTTGGGTCTTCTGTACTAGGATTGGTTGGCGCATCAGGTAATGCAATTGCTTCGGCGTTGATTGGCAATACGCTTATCAACACGGCATTAAACAAAGGCGATCTACGCGCCGGGTTTTTGCAGTCCTTAGGAACGGAATTGGGCGGACTGGCGGCTAAAGAAGTATCAAAGCTGGTTGATACTAGCGAAATATTGGGGCGCTCAATCGTCCGCGCCACCGAAGGAGCGATTAGGTCGGGGTTTACGGGACTTGCGCGGAATCAAGATCCGTTACAAGCGTTGCTTACCGGAGGGTTGTCTGCCGGTTTGGCTTCGTCTGTGTTGGATGCAGTAAATCTGGCGATGAAAGACACGCC